TCTGTCATGTTCTCTGCGTACCCGAACTCGATCTTTGCTCCTGATGGGAATCTCCACTCCTTTTCTTGCTCTCTCCATTTAGCTCCTGGGAACGCCCTATTGTATAATCGCTGAGAATGCGTAATCAGATCTCTCAACTCGGGCATTGTTCTCCGTAGTAGCAGTGCTCGATGGTGTGTTTTATCGCAGTAGCGTAGAGGATCAACCAACATTGCGTAGGATTTACCCCCACCTCTGGCTCCACCGTAAAAGACTTCTCGTTCAGATGCAGCTAGGAAATCTGTTTGTGGACCTGTATTAGGTTTAAAAACAACATCCTGCTGATTAATATGCTCCTGAACATTCTTTGAAGCACTGTCGATTACGTCTTGGGTTATAAGTTGCTGCTCTTTTCCATCTAATGCTTTATTGACGGTCTTGAGTTTCTGTTTAACATGCTCGGCATGCTGTTTGGCTGAACGAAGTGACTGTTCCGCCTTTGCAACTTTAGTTCGTGTTCGTGCTAGGATTGCCTTGACTGATTCTTTCGCCTTGCTCCGTACTTTCTGTTTGGGTTTCGGAGGTCTTATCTCTAATGACTCGTCTTTTAAGTCCGACATGTGAAAGGTATCTGCCTGTTTTTCTGTGCAACCATTGTGCTACTTCTCTGTATGAACACGTTTTTAAATAATTCTTTGCTTCTTGTAAAGCTTCTAGTTCAGAATCTACCGATTCAATAAAATCCGTATCGTCTGAAATCTTATAGCCGAAAGGAATTGTTCTAGCTTTTCGTTTTATCTTCGTCAAGCTTATCCTTGGCTGGTAATATAAAAATACCATGTAAGGCTTTCATATTAATATCGAGTTGATCTTTCTTGGCTATGCCAATTCGATCTAAAATCTGTTTAGCTGCTTCCAGTCTAATGTTAGCATGTGGAGTTGTACCATCTTCGTCCAGCATGTCTACCATTTTAGTTGCAGCTTTGGCTGAGTGTGTGGCTAAGTAATTCTCAGCTCTTGATATAATTTCTTGTTTTAAATTTCTAACTACTTTTGGATAGGAATGCTCTGAATAACCTGCCAGCTCTCCAGCCTTCTTTAGGTTTCCTTTGGCTTCCCCGAACAATACGTCTAGAAACTTTTCCTGTGTATCGGTCAAGCTTCTTTTTTGAGTCGGCATTATAGTAGAATCCATGTTTTGCATTTACAATTTCCATCATCTCTCTAAAAGGGAGTGAGGCTATTTTCTTTTTTATCATATTAGAAAGGGAACCCTAGGGAATTCCCAGTTATAGGTGCAGATTAGTGATGACCTCTTGTGCATGTAGTATGCGGAGTGTTCGTGTGTGTCCTTTTAATGTGCACCTGATTCTATTATACACACGATATAGGGTTTTGTCAAGCA